GCGCCTTGGGCTCTTGCGTCTTTGCCATGATGGATCTCGGTTTGGGCGAAGGGCGACGACCCGCTCAGGCCGCCGCCCCCGCCTCATTCAGTCATCGGGCGACCTATGCGGCCGCCGTGGTCAGGATCGAGAACGACGCCTCGAAGGCCCCCGGCACCGCGAAGGCGATGCGCTCGCGGGCTACCAGGATCGTCGCGTCCTGCTGCAGCGCGTTCATGATGACGTCGTTGGACGCGTCCGAGATGATGCCCTCGCGGGACGCCGCGATCTGGAGACCGCCCTTCTCGCCGCGCAGGCAGTACCGCGACGGGTTGCCGAAGACCACGTAGGGCTCTGCGGCCGTCGCCGTCGCCGGCATGTCCTCGGACAGCGTGTACGGATAGGTCCAGATGCGCGAGACCTCGCCGTTGGCGTCGACCGTGATCCCCGGATGGTTCGTGGCGGCCGTCCCGAACGCCTCGACCTCGATGAGGCTGAGGATGTCCGGGTGCATGAAGAACCGCGCGCCGTTCCTGCGGGCGAGCGTGACCTGGTCGCGGAGCTGCTGCATGTAGGTCAGCGACACCGAGGCCTGCGTGGTCTCGCCCCCGGCCTGCGTGACGCCGACCGCGTTCGCGAGCTGCAGGAGCCCCACGGTCGTCCCGTAGGTGGACCCGTCGCCCTGGAAGAACGCGAGGTCCTCCTGCTCGGCGAAGGCCTCGCCGATGGACTGGATCCGGTACGGCAGGAGCGGTACCTGCTCGTCCTCCGTCAACTCGTTCGACCAGCTGGTGAGTGCCGTCAGCTTCGACGGCTCCAGATCCGCCGTGCCGAGTGCCAGGTCGGCGGGCGTGAAGAGCGCGAGCTCGGCCTTCCAGTAGGCCACGATCTTCGTCGCGATCGACTGGAGGTCGAGCGACTTGTTCACGACCGTCACGGGCCGCGAGTTCTGGCGCGCGATGCCGTGCTGCTCGACGACGACGTAGATCTCGGCCGCCATCGGGACCGGCACGGCGTAGTTGCCGGCGGCATCCGAGAGCGTCGACATCGTCCGCTGGGCCGCGAGGCCCTTGATGCCGGCACGTCCGAGGATGTCCTCGGCGGTGGCCCGCTCGGAGGCCAGCAGCTGCGGCGTCACCGCCCGCTGGAGCTCCGTCATGCGCGAGCGGAAGCGCTCCGCCTTGTCGTAGTTCCCCTCGGCCTGCGCCGTGAGAAAGTTGAAGAGCGCGACCGCGCGCCGCTGCCAGTCGGGCGTGACGTCGCCGATGACGCGGGTGGCGCCCGCGACCTTCTCGATGGCAGAGTCTGCCTTCGGGGCCTCGGCCTTGCGGATCTCTCCGAGCGCCGCGCGCACGGCCTCGCGGACCGTGACCTCGATCGCCTTCTGGTCGTACTCCACGCCGTCGCCGGCGGGAACGACCGGGTCCGCGGCCTCGGTGGCCGGGACCGTCTTCTCGTTGTCCATGTGTGTCTACCTCACGCTTTTCCGGTGATTCGTAGCAGTTCGGACCGAATCACGGGCGTCACCGCAAGAGCCAGCGCGGCGTAGTCCGCGGGGCCGGCCTGGCGACGACGTGGGGCAGAGACGACGGGAGGCACACTCTCGGCGGGCCCGGGCGACGGATCGGGAGAGCCCCCCCGGCTCCCCTCATCCGCATCCTCGGCGCTCGTGGGCGCCGGGTCGCGAGGGCCCGCAGACAGCGAGCCTGCGGTCGTTCGGCCCCGGAGGGGCTGCAGGAATCCCTGCTCGTGCCCCATCCGGTCCATCATCCGCTGCGTTACGAGCGCAGCGGGATTCGAGGGGACGCTGACGAGTGACCACTCGACGAGCTCCCAGTCCGTGATGCGATACCTGAGGTTGCGCCAGTCGCGCGGGTCTCCCTCCGGGTCGATCATCTCCTCGACGTAGTCGTGGACCATGAAGCCGATGCTCGCAGCCTTCAGGAGGCCGCGCTTCAGCTTCCGGAACCACCGCTCGACCTCGGGGTCGTCGTGGTCCCAGTCCTCGTCCGACAGGTTGGCGACGAGCGCCGTCTCCGAGCGGGAGACAGAGCTGGTGGCCGCGAGGAGCGAGTAATCGTGGTTGATGAGCACGACGGGGTTGCGCCCGTACTCGTCGAGGCGCGCGCCCTTCGGCTCGATGATCGTGCCGTGACGGTCCTCGTCGAGGGTGTTGATCGTGACCGTCGTGCGGTTGTCCACGTCCGAGCCTGACGCCCGGGTCCGCCGCACCTCGATCGGGAAGTCTCGCCGCGCGCGCTCGCCGCGCACGGGGGCCCAGTCGGGGCGCTCGATGGTCGCGTCGAAGTCGAAGGCGCCGGCGGAAGAGAGGGTCATCCCGGTGGTCACGGTGCCGGCGGAGGTGGTGGCGGGCGAGAAGCCGGCCGTGAGCAGCTCGTCATCCATCGTGCGGTGCGCAGAGTGGACAGGTGTCACGCGTAAGGTACGATGACCCCCCGCCCGCGACCAACGCGCCTACTCCACCAGGTCGGGGTAGCGCCGCACGAGGGACTGGCGCCCCGCGAGGTACACGTCGAAGAGCGCGTCCGCGACCTCCTCGTCCTCGAAGGTGGCGAGCGCGAGCACGTCCTTCAGCATGCGCTCCTGGAGGTCGCGGTCCTCCCCGAGGGCGTTCGCGTGGCGCACGGCGCGCACCACGGCGGCGTAGGCGCGGTGCAGCTCACGCAGGAGGTGGAGGCTCCAGAGCCACCCCAGCAGGATGGCCCCCGTGATGATGGCGTCCGCGGTCGTCATGGCACCGGGAGCATACTGCACCTGCACCCTATTACCTCGTGAGGCGCATTCGCGTCCGGATCGCCGGGAAACGCGAGCTGGGTCGTTGTCCCCGGCACCGTCCATTTCTCGGTGACTCCGACGACGACGCCCCCGAGGGCGCGGTGCGAGTCCCGCACGCGGTCGTCGCCCTGCTCCAGCCACCGCTTCTTCGTGGCGCCCCCGTCGATGAACATCTGGATCTGCCCTCCCTCGAAAGCGCCGGTGCTCGTGGTCTGCGCGATCTGGTGCGCCTTCCAGGGCGTCACCTCGTCGTAGTGCTGGCGGATGCGCCCCGCGAGCTCGTCGAGGCTGACCCGGTCCCGGATGGCCTGCTCGATGAGGGGGTCGAGCTCGTCCATCATCGTCCGAGGCACGCTCTTCGTCTTGTCCGCGAGCGCCGCGAGGATCCTCACGACCTCGGGAGCATCCAGGGGGATGGTGCCTGTCAGCTCGAAGGCCACGCCCGCGAAGTCGTAGCCGGCAGCCATGGCCGCCTCTATGAGCGGCGCGAGGTCGGAGGCCAGGAGCTGCTGCCAGAAGGCGAGATCGAAGAGGCTCTCCACCGAGAGGCTGGGCGGCAGATCGGCACGCTGCGCGCTGCGCCCCCCGCCCGCGATCTCGTAGAGGCGCGCGATGACGGCGTCCGCCTGGCTCGTGAAGTGGGCACGCATGGCAGCGTCGAGCGCGGCCTCGGGCGCACGCCTCGCCTTGTCGATCTTCTTCCAGGCCTCCGCGTCCTCGTCGTCGCCGGCGCGCCCACCCACTCTGGCGACGTCTGTCGCCACGGCAGGGCGTCCGGCCTCACGAAAAGACCGCTCGGGTTCTGGGGGCTTCGCCGCGAGCGGCATGAGGCCCAGGGGTACCAGGACCTGGTCGCCGCCGTCGACAGGGTCCTCGCCGTCGCGCTCGCGGACCTCGTTGATGGTCCGGAGGCCGCTCCGGATCCGCCGCTCGTCGATCTGCGACTGCTCGTACTCGTCGACAGGCACCGAGTCGGGCACGCGGATTTCGAGCACTCCCGGCTCGGCGCCGAAGATCCGCTCGAAGGCGATCGTGAGCTGGCCGGCCACGGACTCCGCCTCCGGCATGATCGTGTCGACGGCGAAGACGAACCTCGCGGCGTTGGCGTTGGCCCTGTTCGCGCTCTCCGAGTACATGCCCTGGGGGATGCCGCAGAGCCAGAAGAGGTGCGTGTCGGTGAGCTGCTCCACCTCGGTGAGCGCGAGCTGCTTGGCGTCGAGCGAGATCGTCTTGGCCTTGAGCCCGCTCGTCAGGATGGGCACCCCCCGGAACTCTCCTGAGGCCATCTGGAATTTCTTAAACCGCGTCCGGATGCTGTCGACCGTCATCTGGTCGAGGGCCTGGTCCGTCTCGAGGAGGAAGGGCGGCACGCGCCCCTCCTTCATCATGTCGCGGGAGTAGAGATCCGAGTACGTGCGCTTGTCGAGCTCGAAGGCCGCGCGCTCCATCAGCGACTGCGTCTCGTAGGGCGAGATCGGATCGGGGTGGCGCACGCGGATCACGTCGTCCACCTCAAGGGGGATCCGCTGGCCGTCGGAGCGCAGGAAGATCCAGCTCGCGACGCCTCCCCTGCCGTCGGGGATGGGAATCATCTCGCCGAAGACGGGGAAAACCTCGTGGAGGGCGACAGGGATGTCGAGGGCGCCGCGCTCGACGACGAAGTCCGCGGGCCCCGACAGGTCGCGCATCATGGACACCCAGCGCCAGACGTCGATGCGGGCGCGGTGGGGATTGGGCCGGCGGATGAGCCGCAGCCACGGGTGGTCCAGCTCCACCTCCTGGGTCGTGCCGTCCGGCAGGGTGCGCACGACGGTCGCGTCCGCCAGCACGCGCCCGATGGCCTTGGCGCGCATCCCCACGAACTCGCTGAAAACGCCGCGGTTGTTGTCGCGGACCTGCTGCTCGGTGGGGCGCCCGCGGTCCATGCCTCCCCACCCCGCCTGCACGCGGACGGTGGCCGTGTCGAAGACGTCGTCCGGCACGTCGCGGACCTGGGGCGTGGGGCCCCGCAGGGCCTGGATGAGGGTTTGAATGAGTCCCATGGTCACATGAAGGCTACGAGTACGGGAGAGGGCGCGAAACTGTAGGCGACGGCGTCCGCGCGGTCGGGCGAGCGGCCGAGCCGCTCCTTGATGTCGTCCTTGGGCTCGAGCTGGATGCCGCGGACTGTAGGCTTGAAGCGCGGCGACGCGAGCTCGGCGGCGAGGAGCGGGTCGCTGGGGAGCGAGATGCCGTCACCCAGGCTGGGGTCCAGGGCCTCGCGGAGGCGCCAGTAGACCTCGGCGCGGCGGTTGGCGAAGCGCAGATACCCCGAGCGGCCCGAGTACGTCGACGTCTCCGACGAGTTGAAGGCCACCGTCGGGAGGCCGTTGGCGGCGAGCGCGTCCACCACCGACGACCCGATGCCGATGACGTCGACGACGATGGGGCATCCGTCCTCGGCGTGGCGCATGGCGAGCGCCGCGACGGCCGGCCCGTCGGGGGTCGTCTTGCCGGGGTACACGCGCAGGGGCTCCACGACGGAGCTGCGGCGCACGCAGATCACGGTCTGGTCCCTGCCGCCGCGCGCGGGGTCTACGCCCAGCTGCGACACGGGGTACACCTCGGAGGGCACGCGGTCCATGGCCGCGCGGATCCAGGCCGTGGGGATGACGCTCCAGGGGTCCTCGATGGCGGCGGCCTGGAAGTCTCCGTCCCGGAAGGCCCGCCGGATCTCCTCGGGCAGGGCGTCGAGGGCGCGGCCGTAGTCGGTGGCGAGGAGGTAGGGGTTGTCCTCGAGGCGCGCAGGGATGAAGGTCCTCGACTTGGGGTGCACCGTGCGCCCGTCGACCTCTACGGGGTCCCCCGTGGCGAGCCACCGCAGGCGCTCGCCCTCGTAGACGTACCACCGCAGCTCACCCGGGCGCGCCGGCTCGGGGTGTGCGGGGTCGAGCCACGGCGCCCACTCCTCGATGATCCAGCGCTCCTCCTCGGATGTGGGGGGGTTCGTGCCGGCTACGACGCGCGTGCGCTGCCCCTTCGTCACCGTACGGTTCCACAGGATGGACATGCGGTACTGCTCGCGGGTGAACTCCGAGAGCTCGTCGAAGGCCAGCAGGTCGTGAGGCCTGCCCTTGTACTTGCGCCAGTCGTAGGGGCGCGGCATGGATCCGATCTCGACAATGCGCCCGCCGGGCAGCGTCCACCGCCGGGTGTTGTGGTTGATGGCTACCGCGTAGCCCTCCAGGAGACCGTCGAGGGTGTCCTCGATCTCGGTGGCCTGCGTCGCCTCACGCCGGAAGATGATCGAGCTCTGGTGCGCCATGACCGCGAGGCCGACCTGTAGGAACGTCTTGCCTCCGCCGGCGGCGCCGCCGTAGAGCAACTCGTCGGCCTCAGAGAGCGACGCCTCGAGCTGGGGCCCCGCGAGCGGCCGGATGTCAGGCGGTGGCGCGAGGAGCCGAGCCGTTGCTGCCCCATGCGCTGATGACAGCGTCGGGGACATCATCCGGGCGGCCCTTATGCGCGTCCGCTCCAGCCTGCGCAGAAGCTTGCTCATCGAGGATGCGGATGGCGAGGTGTGACTCGGTGATCTTCTCGTAGGCGGCGCTCATGGCTGCTACCGTGTCCGGGTCGCCGGCAGCGGCCTCCTCGGCAGCCCGCTCGAACCACCGCAGCATCTTGCCCAGGGTCACCACGCAGCGTGCCGGCCAGTCGTCGGGCTCCTTGACCTGGGCGGTCCTATATGCGAAGGCTCCTGCAAGCTCCTCGTTGCCGTCGCGGATGCGCTTGCGGTACGACATGATCGTCCGGACCGTGATGCCGAACTCCTTGGCCGCCGCCTCGTCCCCGTGCAGCTCGGCGTAGACGAGCGCCTTGGCCGCCCGGTCGATATCGAGCTTTGGGCGGGCCATCAGGCGATCCCCATCCGTGCCCGAATCGAGGACACGCCGTCCTTGACCTTCGACCCGAAGCTCGACCCGAACCAAAAGCCGAGGATCGCGCCGAAGGCCATCATCATGACCCCGCTCCACTCGCCATTGATCGCGGCCGAATCGATCCAGCCCGCTCCCGCCGCGATAGTCAGGCCGAACCAGCCGGCAAGGAAAATGTAGGTGATGATCGCATGGTGGACGAGCCCGCGGCTCTTGGCCAGGTCGCGGGCCGAATCCCTGTCCTGCACTTCGAGGGCGGCCAGCGCCCGGTAGTGCACCTGGTCGGCCGCTTTGAGCGCCAATGCCTGGTCGGCCGTCATCGATTCGACCTTGGCCAGGATTTCATCTTCGGGGGTACCCTCGGGGATGCCGAGCACGTCCTTGAGGATCCCCATACCCAGTTCGGCGGCAGTACCGAGCGGGTTGGCGATCGCCCGCCCGATGAAAGGCGCCACCTTGGATACGACGTTCCCGATCGTCCTGAAAATGTTTCCTTTGGGCATCGGCGAGAGGCGCACCGGGACGGCGGCGTACGAGGAGAGGCCACCATGCAAGCCCCACCGCCGCCCGGTGCATGGCGTGTGACGGATGACACGCTCAAGGTACGCCCGTGGACGTGCCGGGACCAACGCGGGGCGGGTGCCGCAGTCTCACCCTGGCGCGATCAGGATCACCACGGCCTTGCGGATCACGATGCGGATGTCCTTCTCGCCTTCCTGCTGGATGACGAGCGTCGGGTACGTCTGGCCCTCGTGGAGCATGAGGCGCGTCCTCGGAACGCGGAGGGCGTCGGCGATCTGGCGGAGGCGTTCGAGGCTCGGCTCCACGGTGCCGTCCCGCCAGCGGTAGACGCTCTGGCGGGAGACGCCGACGAGGCGCGCGAGCTCGGAGTAGGAGGTCCCGGTCTCCATCATGACGGCGCGGAGGCGGTCGCTGGTCTTGACCCGCTCGTCGATCATCTTGTAGCTCTCGATGTCGGGGCGACGGCCGACGCCGAAGATCATTTTCATGGCGTCAGAGAGGCTTCTCGACCTTGATAACGCGCCCGATGACGTGCCACGGCGGGTCATCGTCGGAAGGCATGATGCGCCCGGCGGGCTCGGAGTCGGAGTCGCCCTGGAGCGCGATCGACCCGTCGTGCTGGAGGATGGCCCGCTTGATGAGCAGGCCGTCGTAGCGGGACCGCCAGACGTACACCGAATGCGACAGGAGCGGCTCGCCGTTCTGGCGCGCGATGAGGAGGCGGTCCCCGGGCATGATGGTCGGCACCATCGACGTCCCGGTAGCAATGACGGCGACCAGCCTCGACGCGTCCACGCCCGTTTCCCGCTTGATGAGCAGGCGGTGCACGGCGAGGTATCGGGCAATCTCGGGCTGCCACACGTCGGATCCGCTGCCGGCCGAGGCGTGCGCTGACGAGAGTGGGATGTAGGCAACGGTCTCCGTATCGGCCTCTCCGGGAGTGTTCTTAACTCCGGAGGGCAGGGCGTAGTAGCCGTG